TCTCTTTTAGCGGGGATGCGGCAATCGCTTCCGATAAAAGAGTTGTCCCGATGCCAATGACCGCGGCAGTTTCCACTGGGGTCAAAGAGATGCCACAAACGTTCATTTGCCACCTGGGATCTTGCTAAACGTCGAGGTAGGGCGCTTAACAGGGAGGGTAGGCGCAGGTGCATTAATGTTTTTGGCGGTGGTAGCGCCGTATCCAGGCTTGATGTAGGTCTTTGCGGTAGCCATCAGCGTTGACGAGGATAGGTTTGCATGGGCTGAGGGTTACCTGGGACAGGCAGACCGACAGTTTGAGAGGGCGGCTTTTTAATTTCCGAAATATCGGGGATTGGCAGACTCATGTATTGAGTCTTAGGCATCAATACGGGGAAGGCCATTGCTTAACTGCAACTAAACAAATTTTATCGCGTCTCAAGCCACATCTTCGATAGGGCAAAATCATTCCAAGTGCAATTACCTCGCCCGACTAAAGCTCGCTTGTTTGTTGTGTTGTAATTGCCGGTTGGGCTTGTGCCTAAGCCGAGACGAATGCCACTAATTCCGCCTTGGAGCGTATCAATGTGAGTTCCTGAAGCGCCCCTTCTAAGTTGGATTTGCACTCGTAAGCCTAAAAAACGATAGTCGTTGTTGCAAACTTCTGAACGCTGGCTGCTGCTTAAAGCGTAACCAAACATCTTCTTTTCGCTGCCACGCAACCCGTCCATATACGTGTATTCTCCTAGCTTATATGTCACCTTTTTGATGTTGATATAACCGCGAGGGTCACGGTATCTAATGGCAACTTTTTCTACACGGGCATAGCAGTCACGAGTTTGTGTTGTATCGTGCCCATTAAATAAAAACCAAACAGCAGTTACTTCTCTAAGCCAGCTAGATCTGGCATTATTTCCCATGTATACTCCATGGTTTCTTCCGCCCTCAGCTCCAATGTCAAACCAACGTGACTGTTGATAACCATTTGTATTTGTTTGTAGCCAGTAGTGCAAACCTTTTTGAGAAGTACCGCCCCAAGTCTGATTAAACGGGTTATTTTGGTCAGCACTGAAAGAATAAGTAGTATTACCATTGCCACTGCCCCACCACTCTTCACCACCAGTATTGACAACCTGCGTGCCTTCATAGATTTCATTATTGCAAGGGATTGAGCCGCCAGTGCCTTGCTTGACCTGACTGTCCCAGCCGCTCTTGTCGTACTTGAGATTGTGGGGATAGGTGAGAATTTGATCAGCCATTATTGAACGTAGTAATTGCCGTTGGATTTCGTAATCGTGTATGTTGGCATTGGAGGGCTAGACCAATAAGGCACCTTATTAGAATCAAGTCTTAAAACATAGCCGCTTGAACCTTCACTGCCTTTAGCCAGAATCTTTTTAACTCCTGTTGAGTCCCAAGACAACGCAACTGTTGAACTTGATTGCAGCGATCCTGTATTACTTTGAAGGCGTATCCGCGGGAGACTAGTACTGCTAGTGCCGTATGCGTAATAATACTCCTTTGTATAAATTCCTCCACGTGCCATAAAACTCTGGTCAGTAGTAAGGGTATTGACGTTACCACCGAGCCATAAATTTACAGAAGTAATGCTTCCGTTTTTATCGTTTAAAAACTTTAAATAAGAAGTATTTGTTGGTGGACTGTTATAGTTAAAACCTGTTTCTTTGGTCTTAAATACAAGCGGACTAGGGCCTTCCATTGTGTCGCCGCCCTTTTCGTTGACGTAGCGGTCGTCAAAATCAGCGGCGTAGCGCTTGATTTGCCACTTACCGTCGATGGCGTCCCAGCTATAGGTGATGCCGTTATCGCCCGTGAACTCGGCGGTGACGTTGGGATCAGGAAACTGGAAAGCCATGGTGGTTTTGCCTTAAAACAATTCTAGGTGGGAGTTCCGTAGTCACGGAAAGGCTCAAACCGCCAGGTGGGCAGCAATCCGGGGATGTTGATTAGATAACGGCTGCCGTCAAATGGTTCCATGTGCATTTTTGGCAACTGAGCCTCGATTCGTGTGTATTTATTGTTGCCGACGTTGAATGCAATTTTGTCGATCTTAGCCATATATTTGATGCCGCCGTCATAGTCGGTGATGCTTATGATCATTCTTTGGTTAAAGTACCAGTCAAATTCACTCGAAGTAGCGCCCCACTTTTCACCGAACTCGTTGTACTGGGATAAGTATATTTTGAATACCTCGCCGTTGTCTTTTTTAAACAGAAACTCGCCTCTATTGAGGTTTTCTGCCAAGGTTTCGTTCTTCATATATTTCCAGCGGCTGGGCTTGGGGATGATGCGGTCTGTTTCTTGAACTCCGGCGTCAGGAAGTTCAATAGCTGCAATTTTCTCGTCCACATAACCTTTATTAGCAGCTTGCGCGTCTGCTGTTGGTGTCCCCAATCCAGTGACCTTGTTGCCGCTCATGGCAATATCACCGGTCATTGTTCCACCAGTCAGAGCAAGCCGAGTGTCGCGCTGTTCGTTGACATATTTCTGATTGGCGGCGTGGGTATCCGCTCCAGGATCGGCAACGTGGTATAGATTCATCTCACCATCGTTGATGGCGATAAAGGTTTTGCTGTTGTCAGAAAGATCGTCTTGGCGGATGCGGAAAGTAACGTCTTTGTCTAATTGCTGGTTACCCCGCAGCTTCATGTAGCGGGCATCAGCGTCGTTTAGGTCAAGACCGGTGTCAACGCTAAAAATCTTGATTAAGTGCGCTCCGGTGGCGGGGGTGCCGTCACTGCGGTTCATTGTTTCGATTTGGATTGCTACATAATCGCCCGCATCTGTTGCATCTTGAATTGTGTAGATGCCGTAGCTGTTTTCAGTTTTTGAAATAACCTCGATTTGATCGCCAACTTGAATATCGTTGTGGGTAAATGTGACCCCATTGCTGTCTACATTTGCGATGTAAATCCAGCCGACAAGACTCCAATCGGTAGCAAGGGCTCCTTGGTTGAAATAGAAATTGCCGTCACCAGGCGGGCGACCGTTTTTTGAGGCGTCATCGATTGCGTTCCAGGTGCCGACGTAACGGGTGTTTTCGAGAGCGTCGATTTCCTGTTGGAGCGTCAGAACGTCTTGACGAATTTCGCTCTGTACGGTCTCTCCCGCTTGAACACGCCCCAGCAGTTCGTTTTGGACGATGAGAGCGGCGTCGATTGTGGCGTTAATGCCATCCAGGCTGACGGGTGGTGCGGCAGGCACCCATGCGCCGTCGTAATAGACGTAAAGAGTAAGTTCGTCTGCGTTGGTGTCGAACCAGAGTTTGCCTTCGTATCGGGGGAGAGTGGGGGCGGTGTCGGTAGCGGCGACGGGGATCTCAATTTCGAGTTCTTCGAGCGCTTTGACGAAGAAGGCGTTGATGTTGGATTGGACGGCCATGTCCCCTTGCGGGGAGATCATGCCTAGGGGGCTGCCGGGGTATCGGACAATTGCAGTCGGTCCAGTGCCGTCTTGTGCCAGGCGACCTGAACCGGTTGCAATAACTGTGTTGGTGAAAACTAGACCGCCGCCACCTGTACCGCCTCCACCGCCACCGCCAGTCGCGCCAGAGTATGCCTGGGTGCGGCCGTTTTCGAGGACTTCTTTGCCAGGAAGCATCTCCTTGGCTTTACCCCAGACACCGCCTGACTTAGGCCCGTAGATGCGCCAGTTGATGTTGTCGATGGCATAGTCGCCATCAGTGCCCATGTCGTTACGGGGTGTACCGCCGACAGTGTGGATGGTGTTGCCGTCAGTACCGCGAGAGCCTGTGGCACCCATCGGACCAGGGTCACCTTTTAAGCCCTGAGGTCCCTGGACATAACCTGCGCGAATGACGCTGCCATCGTCCAGACCGATGATCAACTCGCCAGAGATAACCGCGGCGGAGACGACAGAAGCCATATCAGCTAAGCACTATTCGCTGATTCTAAGTCTTGGTCACTCTTATCAATGCTTCCTCTGGTGACAGTGGAGCGCGTGAACCTGGCGTGCCTTTAATTAGTTCACGAAAGCGCTTTGCTCTGCCTTTCCCTAACACAGATTCTTGCGTGACATTGTTGGCGCGTCGCAAAAATCCACCCATTGTCAACGCCTTGCCATTCTGCTCACCTACGTCAGTCACCACTTTCCAATACATTTTGCCGTCTTTCCCTCGCACCTTATTTTTGTAGACGCGAACGTTGGCGGACTCTGCGGGCTTATCCTTTCGTAGCTCGATAATGCTTCGATCTCCTTCTGGTGGCTCGATGTCAGTGCGAGGCAAAATCATGCAGCGACAATTGGGATGCGCTGGGGCACTCTTCGGGAAATCACTGCGCTTCTTTTTCTTGATGCCATCAAGTGGTGCGCATATTGGGCAAACTCTGAAGTCCATGCTGGCATCCCATACCCAACCCACAATGACGTCGTCGTTAGCGTCCCAGATTGCGTTGTGAGTTTCTTGCGCCATGCTCATTACTGCCGTTCGGGCAATAGCACGCAGTTCACTTTTACTAGCTTTGTAGATGCTGCCAATCTCATCAGCTATTTGCTTATTGGTCAGGTTACCTAAAAAGCCTGCACGCACCTTCTTGTCAATCCGTCGCCATTGAGCAGTTGACAGAGGTCCAGTTATATCCTCAACCGCTTGATTCAAAACTTGCGTATTGCCTATACCTTCGACGGCCGCGGCTTGTAAATCTAAGATGTCGCCAGGGCGATTATCTAGATATTTTTGCCCCCAACTTGCCTGATACCCTGCCTCTTCTGGTAACTGCTGTCGTATGTCAGCCGTCAGCTGTGCCGCAGGAATATCAGAAATGGCACGAAGCACACCTTGTAATTCTTTGTATGCTAACTCTCGTTCAATACTGCCTTCTGGCAAATTGCTAATAATTTGACGCACACGGTTAATAGCTTGCCGTAGCTCACGCGTGGACGTGCGGGCGAGTTCTTTCGCTCTATTTTCTAAGCGAATGATGTTGCGGATAATCGCAAATGCCTGCTCTTCGTTCACTCATCCTCACCCTCGCCAGGCTGGTTACCCTCGCCAACCTCAGATAGCTTGCTGATACGGTCAACTTCTTTCTCGACATCGTCTAGCTCTTCAGCCTCGGTAGCAGACAAAATCTCTTCGATGTCAACATTATCATCGAGGATCTCACCACGACGTAGCAGCTTTAGTGTGGTCTCCTTATCGAGAATGTTGGAGTTGAACAGGCTAATCAGCTGCGCGATCTGTTGACCCTCTAGCTCACCAGCATTAAAGTCACGGTCAATCTGAACCTCAGGGGGTTCAACGCCTGCATACTTTGCTGCGTAGTTAATACCTTGTTGCAAGCTTTGCTGCAGGTTGATGCTGATCTGAGCCAACATGCTGTTAGTGTCAGCACGGTCTAGCGCTTTGGCAGTGCCAGATTCTGCCATATTCTTAGGCCGCGCCAGCATGGTAATCCCTAGCGTGCCAATCTGATCTTCTAGATCTGATAGCTCAGCTTGCAGTGCATCAAATGCAGCTGATGCAGGCTCAACATACTCGACACCACCTTCAGGCGGCATAGCGATCGCGTTACCAACGCTAAGTTGCGCTAACTCATTATTAGCATCATCCCAACCGCGCAGGACAAGTAAAGGGAATGCTGCCACATGCAAGCTATTCAGCAGCGATGCTTGTAGCTGGTAATGCTGAATGTTGAGGTGAGCTAGCTCCTCAAGTGGCGGCTTGGAAACTAGCACTGCCTCACGTTGAGAATATACAACGCTAAGTGGCACTTCCTCAAGACTGATGCTGCCAGATTCGGTTAGCTGATAGCTATTGGAACCGTAGTCATCTTCCTTCCAAACCTCATACTTGCCAGGTTCTACGACTCTGACTTGACGGCAGACCTTATTGCCGAACCGACCTTCGGGCTCAGTGGTGAACTCACGCAAGCGTACCTGTTGGATTTTGCCGTCAGCTTCAGTAGCAGAATGACGCCAGCCGAGGATGTTAGCTGCCTGCTCAATGATGAAGTAGGGCTGAGCGTTTAACTCTCGCTCTTGCCTGAGGGTAACCGCATCATTTGACGGAAAATCACAGAGAAATCCGCAATGCCCATATGCGATAGCCGAGTGGAGCACTTTGCCCATAAACTCGTCCAGATCGCTGTTCTGGCGGTCAACATTTTCTCTCCACTGTGCCCAATACTCTTCGTCGCCACCTTCGAGGATGATGGGCTTACGCAGGATCAAACCGACAGCAGCCTTGATGACCCGATCGAGCAAAGGGGTCAGGACAGAACGGTTGATCCGTGTTTGGTAGCACGCATCTGACTCATTGTTAAGTCTGGGCAGGTATCGCTCAGCTTTACTGCGCAGGTTGATGGTGCCAGCTAGCAAGTCTTGGATAGTCCACCAGCGTTCTGCCATGCCCCAGTATTGAGGCGAACCATGGCCTGGATCCTCTGGGTTCTCGGCTGAAAAACCACTAGCGCCTTGCCAGCCTTGGTATCCATAGACCGAGTAACTAGGAAACATTTTCCTCCGTGACCGCCTTGGTCTTACGACGTGGTTTAGGAGTCACAGACTCGTCTTTAATGATTTTAGCTGCCGCTTCTTTTCTCAATCTGTTGACACGCAGCTGTGGGAACCATGCCTCTTGCGATGAACTGGGATACCAACAGGCCATTACGGATTTTTTGCTCTCAGTAGCCTAAAGGGTAAAGCATTGGACTCATGCTGGACAAAGACGACATCGTCAACAGCTTGGAGCATGAGTTCCTTATGGTAAGCATGAAACGAGACTTGGATAGGGTCAGCGATCCAGAGGAGTTAAGGCAAGTGTGCCTGCAGCTGATCACGCTACTAGAAACGCAGAAGCAGACCTTTAAGAATATGATTTTTGGCTTGATAGAAGAGGATCCGTACGAAACCTAGACTGGCAGTGATGGATGCCTAGGGGCTGTGGACAGGAATCTGCCCGAACGCTTCTGGGGTTACGTCAACCGCAATGGGCCAACAGCGGAGCACATGGATTCGCGTTGCTGGCTGTGGACGGGGTCAAAGACAAAGGACGGATATGGGCGTTTTAGCTGGGAAGGTAAGACGATTGGGGCGCACAGAGCGTCTTTTTTATTGAGCTACGGTAGCCAACCTGAGGTAGTGTGCCATAAGTGCCACGTGCGTGATTGCGTACGTCCCGAGCATCTGTATGCGGGTGATCTGGAGAGCAACTTAATCGACTTGATGCTGCATCGGATCAGGAAGGACGCGGCATAATAGGTGTGCTCAGCGGGTTGGCGCCCCTGAGCGTGACCACCTACCTGCAATAGGCGATGCCAAAGCATAAGGCACTTCCTCCGTTGGCGGAGCTGATGGATGCGTTTACTTACGACCCTGAAACGGGGTTGTTCACTCACGCCAGATACAAATGCGGACGAGCATTGGCGGGGATGCCAGCAGGCAGCAAGAACAAGAAGGGTTACATCATCATTCAGCACAAGCGCCAGCTTTTAAAAGCTCATCGCATGGCATGGGTGTTTATCACTGGTGATGACCCTGGCGACATGCAGGTCGACCATATTGATCGCAATCGAGCAAACAATCGGGCAAACAACCTACGCCTTGCTGATGCTCAGCTAAACAGAAACAACACAGAGCCACCCAAGGGTTACACCAAGATCGGCAAGAAATATCGAGCCCAAAGATGGGTCGAGGGGCACATGATCCACTTAGGGATGCACGATACCCCTGAAGAGGCAAACGCCGCTTATCGTCAAGCCATGTAGCAGCATCCGCGATAGCACAGCGCTTCAGACTTGCGAACTAACTGAATTTGCGCCTGCTTGAGTGCCTTCTCCTTCTGCAGGCGTGCCCTGATCATCTCCAATGCTGTCATGGTTCGGTAGCGATTGTTACCGTAATTCTGACTAGCAAGGGAAAATCGTGTCGCTCAACATGATACATAGGGAAAACCCCCGCCAGACGCCTTGACTCGCCTAACAGGGGTTCTCCGCTTTGGCTCGGGGCATGAACATTCCACCGAACGGTATGCCGCTGTACGGGGCGACTCCCCTGCTCGACTCGAGCAGACTTAAATCTTAGCAAGAAAAAAGCCCTGCCGTTAAGCAAGGCTCGAACTCACTTCTTCTTTGCCTTATTCTTAGCGCGGCGATTGGCTTTGCTACCTTTGCCACGGCTGGATGTTGCTCGCATCGCTTCACCCTGTTGGGCTCGGATGTAGCTTGACTGTGCCTTGGTTGGGCGCTTGCCTTCTAAAGCAGCATTGCTTACACGCTTGACAAGTGCTTTCTTCTTTGTAGCAGCTGAAGTCTTGCTCTTCGCAGGTGCCGCTTTTTTTGTAGCAACCTTTTTGCTGCTTGCTTTCTTGGTCGTAGCACCCAAATTGCCGGACTTGCCGCCACGCAGGCTCTTGGTTACACGAGTCAAACCAGACTTGGCGCCACCTGCTTGCCTATTGAAAAACTTTGCATCCTTTGAGCCAGCACCTTTGGATTTAGTGATCGAATCCGCAAACTTGGTAGCAGCCCGTGCCTTGCCAGATGCTTCTTTGTATTTGGCCCGAGCCTTCGTGTTCTTCTCGGACTTGCCCATTTTGCCAGCAGAAGCGCCACCGCCTTTGCTAGCAAACCTGCCTCGTTTGTCCCTGACGTAACGCCTTGCCATTGTGATGCACGGGGAATAAACTCCTTCCTCAGTCTATTTTTAATAAATGACCGTTACACCTGAGATTTTGGAGCGCATGGTAGCAGCGTTGGAATCAATTGCTTGCAGCCTTGAGACCGTTGAAGAATGGATCGAAGCTCAATACGAGGAAGAGGAAGAGGACGAAGGCTTTGGCGGTGAAAAGGATATGACAACTGACCTGCACAAGCTGCCGCATCCCAACGCCCGACGGTAGGCATAAAAAACCCTAGGGCACGACTCCTAGGGCAGATGACGCATTCTTTTGACAACAGCGCCTCAGCGCTTAGATGGATTCGATGTGATTGTCACGGGAGCTGCCATAACAGACTCCTGAATGGACATGTCTGATCAGGTCACCTCTTGCGCCGAGCATGAAAGGACTAGACCATTGTCTCACGCTTCACCTCTTTTGCTGTGCCATCAGGGGACACCTTGATAACACTATGAACACGAGGTTCACCGTGCTTTGGTTTGAGGATGCGCCCAACGGCGGTAACGGGTGAGTCGGTCATTTGCGCTTACCTTTTCGTGAGAAGGACCTAACCAGTATCTCACGGGTTCTGCGCTTCTAGCGCGTCGGCAATCCTTTTTAACTGTGCGGCCACTACCACTAACGCTGCAGCACGAGGGTCTACCTTCAGGTCTTTATTCAATCGGCTAAACGCTGCTAGCTGCTCAGACAGGTCTTGTGGATCTACCATCGTGGCCGCGGCTACCTACGGGAAGCGTAGACACCAGGCATAACCTTCGACGCATTGCCTGTCTGCCATGGCTTGACCTGATTAAACGCTCCAAGAATTAAATATCCAGCCGCATCAGTCCAGTGTTCGATGTTGGCAGTCTTGTCAATCACGTAATCCTCGCTGCCTTCCTTATACGTCACATTCCGCAGCGCCTTGATCGTGTGCTTACAGCGTGGGTGAATCATCAGCTTGATATCACCATTTGCATTGCGCACCATCCAGTTCGTACTGTTAATTTTGTCTTTCACCGCCCAAGGATGGCGAGGGCTAATACAAGCAAAACCATATTTGCGAATGATGCCATGATCGGTTTCACCTGCGGCACTCGTCTTTCGTGCTGAGCCAGTCGGGTCGGGATAGGCAACAATTCGCCGGTCAGGGAAACGTGCTTTGAGCATTGCGCATACTTCATCGGTATTGGACTGCTTAACGGCCACTTCATCCCAGATGTGAATAGTGTCGCCAACACGACTTGCCAACACACCAGCCATGATCGATACGTTGAAGTCAGTGCCCCAGAGAATGTCTCCACCAGTGTCCTTTACGCTGTCAGAGATATTGTCGTTATCAAAGTCTGGGTAAACGCGACCTGTCAGCGTCTCAAAGCTTGCTAAGTATTCCTGCCTAAACGTCCTTTCGTCGAGAGTGCGCTTGGCAGCTTCGATCTCTTCAGCAGGGACGTTACCGCCTTGTATTGTCGTATACGAATGAGTTGACCAGTCAGGCTGTTCTTCAGCCGCCTCCCAAAGGTCATGAAACCAGTTAAGGCCAGCAGGCGTCGTGATAAACCACGCTGGACCACCTTGGTCGCTGAGCGCAGGACGTAATACCATCTCCCACGCTTCCTGCTTGACATACGCGGCTTCATCCACGATGAGGCTAGAGAGCGACACACCTCGAAGGGAATCAGCATTTTCTGCACCTTTGAGAGCAATGACGCTGCCATTGGTCAACTCAACAGACAGGTCAGATTCGTTCTTTTTAACAAACATCTCCGATGGCACCATCATCTTCAATTGGCGCCAAGCGATCTGTTTTGCTGATTTATAGTTCTGGGTTACATACCAGTTGAGCGTTCCAGGTCGTTCAATAGCCCACGCGACAAGACGAGATATGCACAAGTATGTTTTACCGAAGCGTCTTCCGCTGCAAAGCAATTTAAATCTGCATTCATCGTCCCAGACCTCACGCTGCGGAATAGTCAGTCCGTCATAAAGGTGCTTGGCAAAGGGTGACCAATCAGTGTCGGTAACAGCCTCAACGGGTGGTTCAAGTAAGCGCCCCTGAGGCACAAGGGCGAGCAGGCTCATATATCAAGACCGATCATTTTGCCTTGGGCTTGAACGCTATTGATAGCCACTTGCATTTGTCCTTTTTTGGCCGCGGCCTGTTCATATGTGCGGAGACGGTTAAGAGCTTCAGCCACCCAAGCGGGGCGTTCCATCTCTGCATCTTTGAGCAACTGTTCTCTTGCGCGAGCGATGTAATTATCAGAAGAGCGGTCACAGAGACCGTACTTTTCTCGCAGAAAATTGCAGATCTGAGTACGGGACCAGCCATTAGACAACATCCCGTAACACTCGTCTGTGCGCCTAGCAGCCTCTACTTTCGTCGCCTTAGTTCCTTTTGCCATTTATTGCAGAAGGATTCTTCACTTTAATTCTAATGATTATAGACCAGCTTTGACCTTTTCTTGGAAGTCTTGCCAGAGCCCTGTGTAAAGGCCGTGCATGGGGTGTTCAGGTTTATGTCGTTGGTCGAGGCGGTATAGCCAATCGAGAGCCATGGTGCGATTGGTTTGGGCTTGGGTGTCTTGAGCACCTGGGGCGTTACAGGCAACGCGAATTCTGGCGATGTCGTAGAAGGGGCCAGCGGGCATCAGGGTTTGACTTTATAGAGGTGTCGACGGATGCGTGCAGCGGAGAGAGCTTCTCTTGAGAGGTCTAGAGCTGCGTGATGTTCGTCATTGTGCTGTAAGGCTAGAGCGATGGCGAGGAACTCTTGGATATTGGCTTGGATCTTTTTTTTGCAGTCTTCAGTAGAGAGCTGCGGGTAGCCGTTTGTCGCAGGCTTAGGGAACTTCATTGAGTTGAGGACTTACAGGTTGGGGCCTTCAGAACGCACGATCGCTTGGGACTTTTCAGGGAACTAAGGGACAGTGATTCACCCAATCATGCCTCGGGGTCAGGGTACCACGGGGATGAGGTTAACACGCTTGTCGCGGTGACGAAATTTTTTGGGGAACTCGACGATGGTGGTAGCGGGGTCGACGAGGGCTTCGATGGGTTGAGAGGTGTAGAAGCGCCAGGTGCAAACGTTGCAGGTACGTTGCCGGACGATCTGATTGTCGCGTGTGTAGTAGGTGCGAGCGGTGATGTTGTCTTCAGCGTTGCACTTAGGGCAGCGAGGGATGGGGTATTTAGTGCGTTTGCCCATTGTTGATAGCGGTGCGTAGCTGAAGGCAGGCGGGAAC